CTGTATAGCCCCTAGCAATCTGTACAGGAACATAAGCACCATCAACAGATATAACAGGGTATTCGCCAGTTTGATTCCACAGCAATACACCATCTTCGGCTGCTGACTCGCCTGCCCCACGATGCCGTAAAGCACTACGCGTTGTGGCTAGCCATATTGATGTTCTTTGCGCCCACTGAAGCCAGTTAAGATTAATCAGCTTTGGTGGCTGGTCTAATATGCTCAACGTCTACCACCCTGTTTGACTTCCAATCTATTAATGCCAACGCGCCAATCATCAGCATTAACGCCTTCAACGCGTATCCTGACTTGTCTGCCAGTAAAACGTAGACTAACGGGGTTTGCCATATTAAATGGGCCGTATGTTCTTTCCACATCGTTGGGATAGAATCGAGTTTTGAACGTAGCGTCAACGTCACCTTGGGTCTTTTCATCAGGTATCATCTGGGTGACTGACATTACATTATCGCCATTACCAATGGATATTGGGCCTGATTCTGCAAACGGCTCACCACCATCGTAATTAAATCCAATCTCATGCTCGTACAATTTCTTGTCCGTAGCAGAAGCAATAATAGGTTGGCGATATACGCCTGCGTCCACACCAGCAGTTCTAGCTAAAACGCCTATTGCCCATGTGTTGTCGTTGTAGTTAAACACGACATAGCGGTTATTCTCGTTAGAACTGCCCGATGGGTAGAACCACCAAATCTCACCAAAGTTTGCGTTAGATACGGCTGCAACCTTACTGATCTGGCTGTGGTTAATGTCTGAGAATACATAGTCTGCAACCTCGCAATTAACCTCTGACACAGCACCACCACTGTAAGTGTAGAATGAACGACTGCCCATCCACACTGCGCCCTTGTCTACGACAGCGACAGCCTGACTAGATACAATGCCACATGATGTGCCAATCCGCTCAATGCCAAAGACGTAAGGTGGGCCACTGTAGGTAGCCACATGAGCGTCTGTGTCGGTTAGGATTAATGCTTGGTTTTGTACCCTTACACCACACTGAATGCGGCCCGTTGTTTGTAGTTCTAGGCTACCAGCTTCATTTGTTGCTGCGGGTGTCCATACTGTATTATTTTCCCTATCAGACCATTGAACTAAGCGTGGATTACCACCAGCACCAAGGCACATTAAGAAACGCTCCTCTGTGACTAGAATAGCCCGATTACTGACAGGCGCATTAGCTACTACTGCTGCTTTTGCTGAAGGGTTTAATTGCCACTCATATACCTTGCCGTCTGTACTTGAGCAAGCCACTAGAAATTGCCCAAATGAATCCATCGACCATGTTGTAGCTGGTGTAATCGTTACCGCTTCTTGTCTTGCTGTTCCGTAATATTCACGCCCATAAAATGCTGTACCAAACCCTATGGGATTAAGCGCGTTTTCATTACCAGCCGTTAAACCAACTGGTGTTATGTCATATTGAACGCCAGCACCGCTATACGCATATAATTTATTATAGCTACCAGCAGCAATCCATCGGTCTGAGTTATTAGCAATCCACGATTTCATGCCACGAACTTGACCAGCACTTGCCGTATCGCTGCGAGTGCGCCAGCCGCCAATAGGCCGCAATGTATTATCAAACCATCGTACTAGGTTAGAATCACGCCAGCGACCTTGAGACTGTAAATCAGTGCCGTTGCGATAAACACCTGCTGGTAAGTTTAACGGAATTAATGCCATTGATGCCTCACATTTTGTTCATTATATAAGATGAAACACCGCCTAAAATCGCTGCTAATACAATCACACCAGCCGCCATTCCTTTACCTTTAGCTAGTTGTATCTCTTGAGCAGCAAGTCGGTCATTTAGTTTAGCCATTGTTCGTGTTAACGATTCAACGTCTTTATTTAGTTGCTGAACTGCACTAACTAACTGGCCTGCTTCAAAGTCTGGCATCCCTGACATCTTAATAAGTCCTTATGTAGTAAAATACGCCAAATGCAGCAGCGACTATGATTATAACAATACCTAGAGCAATTAACCCGTCATTTATATTTGAGTTGATCTTAGCCTGTCGAACCTTGCGGTTTTTAGATTCTGCTTTTTGCTTTCTATGAAACTCATCCCTAAACTGCTGATACTTGTAATACCCAAGAAGACCCTGCTTGTTGAGCATAAACTCAAGTTCTTTTTCCTGTCTTTCTAAAGCTTGTTTGGCTTGGTAAGCAGCTAGTACATCACCAGTTCCTAATTTAGCTTTCTGCTCTATAGCTTGGCTTGCACCAAAGTATTTTGTTAATGCCGAACCAGCGTCTGCAATCTCTTTGCCGTTGCTAAGTGTTTGTTTTATAACGGAAAAGGCAGCATTAGCAATCGCTAATTCAGCTAACATCGTGCCACCCAGTGCAATGTAGATATTGCGTTTCGATTCTCATATGCTGAAACACCTGTTAGATTGACTACGCTATAACGCTCTGTAACCTCCCTGATGGCTACCTGCGGCTCTATTATCATTCCCTGACCTAATGGGGATAGGGTAGATGATAGATGAACAGGATACAGTTCTACAGGGCTGCTCCACATTAGTACGCCTTAGATTTCTTCTTTGGCTTTGCTGGCGGACGACCTTTCTTGGTTCCGTATGTACCCTTACCTTTTGGCATAGCATAATCCTCTATTTAATTTTCTTTCTGACTGCGGCTGACAGTTCTTTCTTGTGGAATAAGTCTTTGCTTGACTTGGTGTGTTTAGCACCTGTCATTGGCATACCATTTGTCTTGTGCATTGAGCCTGTATGCTCCTTACCATTCTTTAGATAATGCTTCACGCCTTTCATTTTTTCTTACCCTTTTTAGCTACGGGCTTTGCTGTCTTAGCGGCTTGTTTAAAAGCATTAGCAGTGGGCCTGCCTTTAGCCCCTGCTTTTTTCATCGTTTCGCCAGAGCCAGCCTTGATGCGTTTCTTTTTTGCTGCAATGTTTCTGTACAGGCTCATGCTAATTCCTCACCATTTCGTTTTTGCTGACCAAAATGCCGCACTGGTCTTGCCCTTTGCTATGTTTTTAGCGTGACGCGCTCTAAACGCATCATTCCTAGCAGTTCCTTTGGGGCTACCTGTAGCACCTTCTTGACCAAAACGAATCATTCGGTCTTTGCCATCGTCTTGAATTAGAACAACATGAGACTTACCACCTTTGGCACTAGCCTTGGGCTTGTTATAGCCAGAGAATGTCTCACCTCGGTAGGTTATGCTCATGGCTAACTCTCCTATTCTGGCTTTGGGTGGGCCGCTTTAATAGCGTTAATTGCATCTACCCAAGTAGTTGTGGTATTCACCAGATCGTCAAATCTCATCTCGTCTTGGCTAAGTTTGTCATATTTATCTTTTCTGTCTCGTGCGTATTGTGTTGCTTTAAACTCGGCTGCCATTCTTTCCATTTCTGCTGTATCTACAGGAATTAAATCGCCTTTTACTGCAACTCCGTTTAACGGAGAATATGAATATCTCCAATCAAATGTTTCACCTTCAGGAAACTCTGCGATAATCCATAGGTCTGTATCTAAATACCCCTCATTAGGCAATGAACTAAACTCCCCGTGAAAATCCCCTGCAATATTAAAAATTATCATGCCTATGCCTCCCTATATTTAACTTCAATAAAACCTCTGGCCCCCGAAGTAGAATTACCGCCATTTTTTCTGACTCGAATTGTGGTGTTGTTAGGACTAGAAACAGCCCACGAACCTGAATTCGCACTTGACGAGTCATTAAAATTTTGGACTCTAACTATTCCGGCATCACTTCTATAAGCATACAAACCATGGATTGATGCTGTATAATCTATACCGGGGTAATAGCCGATAATGGCCTTTATTTCAAAATAGTTAACATCATTAGGAATCGTAAAATCAAAATTAGTGGTGCTACTTAACCCAATATTGAAACTAAAAATAACTGTTTTCATGCCATTGTTTAATAAAAAACCATTATTCTCAATGCGCATACGTTCTGCGTTTCCAGTTTTGAACGTCAAAGGAGGGTAGTTACCACTACGAGCATCAGCTTTTAATTCAACAACTCCATTGGGTGCAGCACAATCAATTTGCAAAAATGTCCCTGTGTTGCCGTTATACATAAAGGACGCCACATCTGACGAACCATTGCCACTGACTACTAATTTAGATGACCGATCTGCTGTTGAATCTCCAATTAACACGTTGCCGCTGGAGTCTATGCGCATACGTTCTGTGTTGTTAGTTTGAAACATCATTGGCTGTGATGCTACGGTTGTCAATACGACAGCACCAGCCTCAGATGAAATTTGCATACTATCGCCAAAGCCTTTCAAAAAATTACCGCTGGCACTAGAAAATAGTTC